CCGCCGTCGAGAAAAAGGCGGAGATGAATTACCGCCCCGCCGAAGAGGGAGAAATACGCTGCCAGTCCTGCGAGTTCTCACGGTTTATGCAGATACTCGGCTGGAAATTGCAGTCATTCGGGATGCAGTGGCGTTGTTTCCTGATCGGCCTCGGGTGCCGGAAGGAGAACAAGATCGGGCACAATTATACGTGTAACGAAGCGACACCTCGCTCGGACGTCGAGCGTAGCCGAGACGGCAATGCCGTTTAACCGGCGGGATTATCCCGCGAACTGGGACGATCTTTCCCGCGAGGTGAAGAACGACGCCGGATGGCGTTGCGAGTTCTGCGGCGCGGAGCACGGGAAACCGCATCAGTTCACGGGAAGCCCGGTCGTGATCTCGACCGCGCACCTCGACGGCGACCCTTCGAACTGCGACAGGGTAAACCTCGCGGCGGTCTGCCAGCGTTGTCACCTCATCCTCGACCGTTCGCGTCACTCGCGCCACCGGAAGGAGAACCGGGAACTGGAAGAACTCCGCCGGATCGCCGGGTATGTCGCCCGGAAACTCGGTGTCGTTCCCGACCAGGGGATACCGGAAGAAGTGATTGAAAGAATGCGGACACTATCCGTCCCCCCGAGCCGGACACCGAGCGCAGTCGAGGTGTTGTCGAGGGAGTAAGTTCAAAGGAGTTAGTATGAACGAAACTATTAACGAAGGTTGGACTTGGTTATTCAACTCAAAAAAGTGGCATTATTTCAGAAATAAAAAGTCTCTCTGTGGAAAATTCGCATTGCTTGGAAAGGGTGAGTTTGAGCAGGGGAACGATAAAAGCCCAGATAACTGCGCTATGTGTAAATGGAAGAGATTAAAAGAACTTCGGGAACAGGGGGCTAAATGAGTACCATCGCTAAAATCTACGAGCCGAAAGGCCGGGCGAGAGAGTATTCCCCTTACGCGCTCAATCATTACATCGGGTGCGACCACGGTTGCGTGTACTGCTACGGTCCCGCGTCGATGCGGTTGACCCGTGAGGAGTACGCCGTTCCCCGGATGCGGACGCTTCCTAAGACGCTCAAGGCCGACAAACAGGTCTTGCTCAGTTTCGCGTGCGACCCGTACTGCCGCCGCGACGCCCAGACTTGGCACACCCGCGCCGCCCTCAAGCTCCTTCTCGAGTCGAACACGCCGGTAGCGGTATTGACCAAGGGCGGAAATCGTCTCCTGCGCGACCTCGACCTGTTCCGCAAGTTCGGAGACAGGCCGGCTTCCTGTCCACCTTCTACCGAAGGTGGAAGGCGGGCGGCATCCGTGCCTTCGCACGGCACTTCCCCCATCCTTGGGGGTCGAATCATGGTCGGCCAGACGCTGACGAGTTTCGATTCTGGATGGATCACGAAGAACGAACCTGAAGCGGCTCCATATCAAGAGCGCATGGAAGTATTCAAAACGCTGAAAATGAATCGTATTCACACGTGGGCGTCGATGGAGCCGGTGATCGATCCGTATATCACAGTGAATATCATCTACGATTGCCTTTATGCCGGATTAGTAGATGTATTCAAGATCGGGAAACTCAACCATGAAGGGAAAACCGCTCCGTTGGATTATCGCGGAATGCTCAGAGATATAGTTGATACGTTTCGGGATGCCGAACACACAGGGTACTACATCAAGAAGGACTTACAGCCTTACGCCGAGGGTCTGGATATCGACCCGATCCATTTCGACCCGGACGCGTGGATGGTCACCTCGGCTCCGCTCGGCAACCGATTGGAGGGAATATGACGCAAGATAAGCATTTAGAAGAGATATTCGCGCGAATTAAGAATGAGCTTTCTTGGGCGGAAAAGAAGTTCGGCGGATTCGCGTCCGCGCACGAGGGGTACGGTGTGATCCTCGAGGAATTGGACGAGCTATGGCATGAAATCAAGAATAACAAGTCCGTAGGCTCGATCCGCCGGATGAGGGATGAGGCAATTCAGGTCGCCGCGATGGCCGTGAAATTCATTGCCACGGTATGCGACACGCAGGGACGAGTTAGTTCCGCCGATGCCATGGATGGCAATGAGGCGGACGATAAGGAAGGAAAGTAATGCATGACTGGTTCTGGTATTCCCTGCTAATCATCCTGACGGCAGGGTATGTTTATTGGATCGCGAGGTTCTTTGTCGAAAACGCCTGCGTATTCGGCGGCATCGACGACGACCTCGCTGAGATGATATTCGAAGCAAGTAAAAGGGGGTAAGTATGACTGAAGAAGCGAAAAGATTAATAGAAATAGCTGAAAGGAAAGCAGAAATTGAAGAACAGAAAGAAAACTATATTATACGCTCTGGAAGTGCAGTTATGAAACCGGCGTATAAACAACACAGGCATACTAACGAAAAAATCAGGGTCTACGTCTCTATCCCGATGTCCGGGAGGTTGCCGGAGGACGTGACGAATCACATCGCGGTCGTGGCGAGCTACCTGAACCGGCTCGGCTACGAGGCGATCATCCCTCAGATCACGGGCGCACAGACTCCCGGAGTGCCTATTCCCGCGAACCTTCACGAGCTTAACTCCGAAATCTACGCGTCCTGCAGGAACGGTGTCCGAATGTGCGACGTACTGTTTGCCGACCTTACCGCTGACGTGCCGGTTTCAATCGGGTGCGATCACGAAATCGCATGGGCGCGCGAATGGGGGAAACGGATCGTGATCGCGGCGGGACTGGATAGCCCGTACCGTCACGCGTTCATTCTCGCCGAGACGGATATGATGCTCGATACCCGTTTTCAGGCGTTCGAGTACTTCAAGGACTATTTCAAATGTGGATCGCGGTAGGATTGCTTGTCGCCGCGCTGATCGTATTGGCGGTGATCAAATATTCCCGATCCTAAACGGAGGCAATAATGGAATGGAAAAAGATTACAGATTTATCTGGAATGGATTTTAACAAGTCAATTCTGGTTTTATTCAGAAATGTAAAAAGAAGAATTAACTATACAAAGAAAGGATTTTTTATACCGCCTGCAGAAGGGTCGATGGATTTACGAATCAATTTTGATCTTGGAACAATCCAAACTATAAAAGCCTTGATGAATGATAAATATGATAGACTTACTCATTGGATGAAAATAGAAGAACCTAAGGATTCGGAATGAAAGACTATTGGAAAATCGTCTGCCGTGTCCAGAACATACTGATGTTCGGAATGGGCTTTTTCTGTCTCTGCAGTGGGTGGACGGAAATGACGCGGATCGTGTTCTGTGTCTACTACACGGTCGCGGGGATACTCCTCGCGGTAGGAATCGCGATCAGTAATGTAAAATCGTCCCGCTCTTCGACATCCTGTCGTCGCGGGACTTCTCCCATCCGTGGGAGTCGGAGGAAAGCCGCATGAGTATCACCGAAAAGCAGGATAAATACATTCACGCTCTCGCGGATGATGTTCTCTATCGCGATGCGTATTTAGAATCGCATGGAGTAGACAAGCTGGGAATTTTGTCCAGCTTGTTCTGCAAAAAAGGTATCCGCGATATCGACTGGATCGACGCGGGTGTGCTGATCGCCGTGCTGGAAGCCGCCAAGTCGGCGCAGTATAAGGCTGATCTGAAACGGGAAGCTGCGAGGAAGGATAAAGGTGAGTAGCGGTTTTATTCGCGAAACCCGCAAGATTTTAGACGACGACGAGATAGAGATCGTATTGGAAGAACTGGGGGACGGGGATACACGTTTCCCGGTTTTCGACATTTTCGTCCGGCGGATGGGAATCGACGACGAATCCCGCCGCGCAATCATCAGGGAGATTTGCGATGAAGCGATACGAAAAGATCGAGCGCGTAAAGAAGCGGCTCGGAGAAAAAAAGACCCTGGGACTGATCTTTCTCTTTTCCGGTGAGCATATCCATGTCCCGAAGGAGAAATCCCTTCGCCGAACGAAGCGGGACGACATGATAGTCCGTGACTACCGTGCGGGAACTCAGTTCAAGGAATTGTCCCTGAAATACGGCCTCGACGACAGTTGGATTCGCAAACTGATCAAGCGCATGAAATCGCAGGATGACGACGGTTTATTCGAAAATAAGAAAATCGAAAAATAATGGCGTATTTATGACCAACGCAAATTCAGGGCATGATAGAATAAAGCTAACATCAAGGGTTTGTTTTTAGAATTGGGAGTTTCAAGAAGCAGAAAACGGCAGGATGAGTCGCCCCGCTCTATCACATCCTTGTGATCGCGGGGCTTCGGCATCCATGCCGTCGGAGGGGAATTTGCAGATTAAGGGGAAACCGCTCACACTGGTCTCGAAAGTTTTAGCGATTCTTTTCGTGCTCGCATGTTCCATCTATTACCTGATCGCACGGGGAACTATCACCCCGGGCGAATCCACGTCTATCATCCAAATCGGTCTTTTTCTCGCCGCTATCTTTTCCCCTGTCGATCTTTCCCTCCTGATCAGGAACATCAAAGGACTCCCGGAAACTGATACTCCCAAAAAGGAGGGTGATCATGATTAAATCCCAATTGGACACGGTGAAACACCCGGAGATTTTCCTCGTAAACCATCGCGGCGAAAAACTGATGACCGACAGCGTGATCGCGAATACCGATCTCGCTATCGTTCGGGCTATCGACGATATTCAGGAATTCCTGCTTCATCAGGATAACCGCTTCAAGGTCGTGATCCATTGCCTTTACGATCCGAAGGGGCATGTCGGGAAATCCTATCATTACGTGCGGGTGGATGACGGTAAGACAAAACTCGCCTGCGCGGTCGATTTCCATATTCTGTTCTGCCCGTACATTCAGTCTGTTGGCCTGATCCGCGAATACTACCGCGATGCTAATCTCCAGGACTCGTGCGGATACGGGATTTACCCCAATTGGCAGAATCCCGGACACCATTTTGACGTACGCGGTTATAGGGCGCGTTGGGGTTTTATCGGAAAGAAGGAAGTCTCGTTCGATCTGGCTCTCGCGCACGCGAAGAAGCTTTTCGGTAAACCGAAATGAAAAAGAAAGATAAAAAGACAACCGAGCTTTCGGCGTTATTTTTCTTCCTGCTCGGCGCGATTTTCGGATACCTTGTGTCCGCACCGGCGCGTTACGAAACAGACCGGACACCGAGCGCAGCAGATGTGACAAACACCGGCACGGTGATCCCTGACGTTACGACTATCGAAGCGGTCGGCAAGATCGAAAGCATCGTCCGGTTCGTGACGAACCAGTCCGCGGTCACGCAGATCGTGTACGTTTACCGCGAACTCTCGAATTTCGTGACCGCCGCGCCGGTCTCGACAGGTCAGTCTTTGGAAGTGTTAACGTTCGACGTTTACAAAAATCATTACACCCTGCCTCTTTCGTTCCCTCGCTGGCAGGTTGGATTGAGTTACGATCCGTTCCAAAACTCGCTCGGGGTTTCTGTCGGTTACCGTATCTGGGACAGAATTTCGGTGATGTTAGGGAGCGATTTTAAAGGGCTTCAAATCGGTTTAAACGTCTTAATAGATTAAGGAGAAATTGATGCCGCCGAAATCAATCACCGCAGAACAGTTCGATGAACTGAAAAAGCAGGTCAACGGTTTGACCGAAACGGTGAACAAGATACAGAACGAGTTTATCAAAAATCTGACGCTTCTTTCCGGTTCGGTTAAGAATATCGAGACAATGATGAAACAGGGTTTCGGTGACGGGAAAGAGCAGTGCTACACTCACCGCCAGAATATTCTGGAAAAAATCGACCGTCTGGATAAAACCCAAAAAGAACAAGGGGAAGAGATCGATTCGATTAAACAGAAAAACGCCGCGTCGCAAGTTTGGATTGCGATTATCGCGGCGGTGGTCACGAGCGGTTTGACCGCGCTTGTCGTAAAACTGATAACAAAGTGAGGTACGGATGAATCAGGATCAAAAGCGATACCTTCGCGGACTCTTGGACGAAAAAAACGAGTCGCTAAAACAGCTCGATATCGTTATCGACCGGTGCCGGAAAGACGTATCGACGTATCTCCAGCCGTATCTCCCAATCGAATCGATCATCGGAGAGATTCAGATCGATTACGCGGTTTCAGCGATCCTCGAAATGAAAAACAGACTCGAAGAACGGAAAGCGCTTGTGGACGAGATAGATAAAATCAAAGCGGAGATTGCCTGATGGCGAAGTACGAAGTCTATCACCAGGACGCGATGAACCTCTACCTCGAAGGAAAGACTCTCGAAGAGATTTCGAAGATCATCCCCGTTTCGATCCGTTCCCTGTCGATCTGGAAACAGGAAAACGAATGGGAGGAAAAACGCCGCCGCTACCGTCTCGAAGGATCGGGCGGAGTCGAAATCCTCGAACGGAAAATCATCGATTTTATAAACAAGATGGAAGAAGGCGCGGTTACCGCCGAAAGCGCGGATACGTTGACGAAGCTGATCAAGAGCCTGCGCGGGCTGGAAAAAGAACGGGATATGTTGGGAATGGCGCTTGCCGTGATGAAGCGTTTCGCGCAATTTGTGAAAGAACGTTTCAGCGAGAAAAGCGAAATTGTAGCGGCTATAATCCGCGACTTTTTCACCCAGCTTGAAAAGGAGCGTTAAACGATGCCGGTGACAAGGGCAATCGTAAAAAAAGAACTCGAAGAAATTATCCAGATACTGGGTGAGGATGTCCAGCCCCTGCCGCCGGAAGAAAAACCGGAACGGGTCGCGAAATCGAAAACCGATATGTTCGAGTTTATGAAACTTTATCTTCCGCATTACGCGGATAGCGAGAGCGCACCGTTTCACCGGGAACTTGTCGAGGAAATGGAGCGCAGAACGGAAACCGCAGTACCAATAGTTCGCGCGGCTCCCCGGGGGTTCGCTAAATCGACAGTAGTCAGTTTTGCTTACGTTCTCTGGTCGATATGTTTTAAGAAGCGCCACTTTATCGTGGTGGTTTCGGCGAACGACGACCTCGCCAGTGACCTTGTGAACTTCGTTCTCGTGGAGTTCCGGCACAACCGCCGAATTGAACAGGATTTCGGAAAACTGGTGTCCGAGGCGGAGAAGAACGATTTCCGCGCGAACGGGGTGCGTGTATTCAGCAGGTCGTGGCATCAGGGTATTCGCGGATTCCGCGAACGCAACCACCGCCCAGACTTGATTATTCTCGACGACCTTGAAAAAGATAAAGAAACGCAGTCACCGCGAATTGTCGCGGAACTCCTCGAGATTATCAAAGAGGGAATTTACCCGTCCCTGCGGAACAGCTACGCCACGCTGATCTGGATTGGGACCGTGATGCGGAGAAAGTCCGCGCTCGCGATAGCGCTTTACTCGGATGAAGAAAAAGAGCCGTACCGGAATTGGAACCGCAAGGTTTACCGCGCGGTAATGAAAAATAATAAAGGCGAAGACGTAAGTCTATGGCCGTCGTACTGGCCCCTTGCTAAACTCGAAGCGATCCGGGAAACAATCGGGTCGCGGGCGTTCGAAAAGGAGTACCAAAATAATCCGCTCGACGAAGATGACGCGGTTTTCCGTGAAGAGTGGATACGTTACTACCACCCGGACGAGATTGATCCGCGTAAAATGCGGGTCGCGATGTGGGTTGACCCGTCTGCGCGAAACCAAGCACATAACGATTATAAGGCGCTTGTCGCAATCGCGGTCGATCTCGAAACGTTGAAACGGTATGTCGTCGATGTCTGGATCAAGAAAGGATCGATAGATCAACTGCTCCGTGCGACGTATCGGATGCACCGTTCGCTTATATATAGAGGTTTTCATATGACGCGGATCGGTGTTGAAGCCAATGGGTTTCAGAGCCTGCTCGAAGACGTATACGATCACCTCGCGAAGGAGATGGGTGAAATTCTTCCGCTGAAACTGGTCGACAACTTGAACGCAAAAACGGATAGAATTGAAAGTTTGTCCCCATGGATAGAGCGCGGCAAGATGCTTTTCGCGCGAGATAATGGGGATGACTCTCCCCTTCTGATCGAACAGATACTCTTTTTTCCGAAGGCAGAGCATGACGACGGACCTGACGCGCTTGCGGGTGCGAATTCTCTTTTGGATACTGGTAATGTGAAGCCTCATTTCACTCAGGGAAAATGCCGGGAAAGCCGGAAGATGCTCCGGGGATATGACGGGCCGGAGCACGCGGATTTCGACACAAAAAAGGGCCGTTTTTAAGCCCCGCAAAACAAGACGGCGTATATCATTGAAGGATAAAGAGATATGGTAAATAATCAGGAAAACAAGGCGTTATTTAAAGGCAGGAATGGTAGAAAGTACGAAATAAAAATCTCGAAGACGAATTAAACGGCGTTAAACAGAAATGTGCTGAAAAACGCATATAAATAATTACAGTATATACAGATAACACATTATGATGATAAAAGCTATACAGGATAAAGATATGCGGTAGTAATTTAAGAGCCTTTAAAAGCGGTTTAAATATAGTTTAACTAACGATAGGATAAAGAATTACGACACGAATAATTGAATACCGCGAAAAATACAAAACGGAAAACACGAGGAACCGGAAAAATGGCGGATAAAAACAAATTTACATCCCTTTACACCCGCGACAGGAGCTGGCAGGGTTTCCTAAAATTGACCGCCCAGCTCCCGAACCCGGATAAAATCCTCGAGTCGAAGGGCGCCGACGTATCGCTGTTCCGCGAGCTCGCGTATGACAGCCAGGTCAATTCCTGTATCGTGTCCCGCGAGGCCGGGGTGATGTCGTGCGAATACCGGATCGTCCCCGCTAAAAACAACCGGGGCGCAGACCGCCGCGCGATGGACTTTATTACCGAGCAATGGAACGCGCTCAATATAGAAAGATTATACCGCGACATCCTCGAAGCGGTGTGGATGGGGTATTCTCCCATCGAAACCGTGCTCGCCCGCGACGGCGAACGGATTGTTTACGGGATTATAGAAGGACGGCCAGCCGAGAATTTTATCTTCGATAATCAAAACCGGCTCCGTTTCTTATCGGAAAACAATCCGACCGACGGCGATCTTGTCGTGACAACGGGATTAAACCGGGAGGTCGAACTGGTACAGTACCGCGCGAGCTACCGAAACCCTTACGGCGAAGGCGAACTCGCCCGCTGTTTCTGGCCGGTACATTTTAAAAAGGGCGATTTGAAATTCTGGATCGCGTTCATCGAAAAATTCGGTACCGACCCGCTTATTATCCGTTCGCAGAGATCGCTCAGCGATACCGAACGCGGGCAGTTGCTCGATATGCTGTACGAAATCCAGTCTTCCGGCGCGGGAGTGTTCGAGGGCGAAGAAAAACCGGAAACTCTCGGGGTCGATAAAAAAGCGTCCTCGGATATGTTTATCGAACTGGTGAATTGGGCGGATGCGTCAATCTCGAAAACTCTCACCGGACATTCCGCGACCGCGGACTCCACACCGGGAAAACTCGGCAATGAAAACATGGCCGAGACCGTCAGGGGGGATATTCAGGAAAGCGATAAACGCCTGATCTCGGGAACGATGAACAGCCTGATCCGGCGTTTGGTAGACCTGAATTTCCAAGTCGGGAATTATCCGGTCTTCGAATTTTTCGAGGAAGCTAATGTCCAGACGGAGCGCGCGGAACGCGACCTGAAAATATACCAGATGGGATACGATCTGTCCGAGGAGTATCTCCAGCGCGAATACGGGTTTGTGAAGGGTGATGTACTCAAACGATCCGTAGTTCCGCCGGTAGAAAAAACAGCGAGCTTCGCCGAAGGAAGTCAGGTAGGAGCCGAAAAAAAAAAGCCCGGTAAACAGGATAATCTGACATTATTTCAGGAACTGGAGGCTGAGGCGGAACGCGATGCACAGGAAGCCGAAGACCTCGCGGAAAAGGGATTTGAAGATTATTACGGGTACTTCGACGGTTTCGTAAACGGACTGAAAGAAGCAATCGAAAGCTCGTCGAATTTCGACGAAGCGGCGGAAAAAATAGTAAAAACCGGCCGTCTTCATGCCATCCATGGCATCGACGGCACTTCCCCCATCGTGGGGGTCGGTAATACGACAAAGGACATTCTTCGGCAGGCTCAGAATGACAGCGGGGCGTCAGATTTTCTCGCGCGGTCGCTCATTACGATGAACGCGCTGGGACGCTGGCAGGTGACGGGGTATAACACGGCGGATTTCGCCGACCCCTCGGCTCCGCTCGGGGCAGGTTTCTCCGGGATGATGGAATACTCCGGCGCGAAGAAGTTCATGACTTCCAAGATCGCGATGTCTGCTGACGATTTCGCGTTGCTGTCTGCGGAACAGAAGAACTACGCGTTCGCCGTCAGCGGGATTTCGTCTGCGGAAACCGCGCAGGGAATCCTCGACCGGCTTTCCGTCGCGCTTTCCGAAGGCCAGACTTACGAGGAATTCAAAGCCGGAATAGACCCGGCGATCCTCGCGAAGAACAACCTGCGGTTGACCTACCTGCAGAACCTGCAGACCGCCTACTCGGTCGGGCGTTACGAGCAGATGAAAAAGGTCGCGGACTTTCTGCCGTACTGGGGATTGTTCACGGTCGGCGACGACAGAGTCCGTCCGGGACACGCGGCGATGCACGGCGTGATCCGCAGGCACGACGACGTATTCTGGCAGACTTGGTATCCGCCTAACGGGTTCCGGTGCCGGTGCTTCGTGCGGGCGTTGACAAAGTCGCAGGTGAAAGCTCTCGGGTTCGACCCGGATAATCTCGGAACGGGGATACCGTCCTATGCCGAACGCCTCGACACGTTGACCGAGATGGGGATCGTACCGGGCAATATCGATCCGTCGAAGCCCCTGATGCCGGACGAAGGTTTCGATCACAACCCGGCGGAAGTGAAATCGGACGCGTGGATACAGGAGAAGCTGAAAGCGCTGAAAGAACTCAGACCGGAAAGCGAACCTAAGCGGATACCTTTGGAAACGGAGAACTGGCATGCGAAGGGTTTGAAAAAGTTCGCGGACTCAGGTTACGAATCGGAAATGAAACTTGGAAAGTACGACGCGAATTCAGGTGAAAAAATGCTCGCGGAGAAACTTGCGGTGAAATCGTATTTTGAGAACGCGCTCGGAAAGCCTGTATACCTTGATCCTAAAGAGTTCGTCAGCCATATTGAAAAGGATAAGAACCGTCTGGGACTGCTCGACGGATTGGAGAACATTTTAGATGACCCGGACGAAATCTGGATGAATATCCAGTTTATCGCGAAGGAGAAGAAGACGGTCTTAAGCTACGAATACATGAAAATGATCAACGGGAAACAGGTTGAAGTCATTGTGCACCAGTACAAAGGTATTCCGGCGGTGAAGACAATTTACCCTAACAAAAGTATCGATAACGACAGGATGGGATATTTGATTTTCAAGAAAGGAGCGATGGACAAGATAAATAAAAAGAGCGGTTAAGTTTATCGTTGAGGGCAGTCATGGGGAGCCTGTCTCCACCCGCCAATTCCGGGGATCATCGGGGTACAAGGCCCTTCTCCCGAAAAACGAATCGCTTAATCGCTCTACAAATAGTCTACTACAAGACTATCGGAAAGTCAATAGGAAAGGTGAAGAAATAAAAAAAAAGTGAAAAGGAACGCCTTGATACCATGACTCGGCGTCCGAAGGGAGGTTTTATAAATGTCCAAGAGAATAGAAATTCTTAAGACTGGAAAGTTTACTGCTATGAACGGGAAGGAATACGAGATTACGGACGACGTTCTCGCTGAACTCGCGGAGTACGATCCAAAAGTGTTCGAAGCCCCGCTGGTTTACGGTCACCCGAAAACGGCCGATCCGGCATTCGGCTGGTTCGGCAAACTGGAAGTCACGGGGAAAAAGCTGTTCGGCGTATTAGATGATATCGTCCCGGAGGTCGAGGATCAGGTGCGGAAAGGTATGTACAAGAAAGTATCCGCATCGCTCTACACGCCGGATATCCAGAATTCACCCGCTCCGGGGAAATGGTATCTCCGGCATGTGGGACTTCTCGGCGCTCAGGCTCCCGCGATCAAGGGACTGGCGGCGGTAAATTTCTCGGAGAACGCCGAGTGCGCGGATTTCGAGGACGAGCTGACAGCCGAGTTCTCGGAACTCGATCCGGTGCAGTCGCGTCTGTGGACTGTCGGAGATATGTTCCGCCGTCTGCGGGATTATCTGATCGAAAAGGAGGGCGCGGAAAAAGGACAGTTCCTGATTAATGATTACGACCTCGAATTCCTGAAACGGGAATTCATTCCCCGCGAACCGTCAGTGTCGTTCAGCGACCCGGAACCTGACGCAGTACAAGATGAAGATAAGATTAAGGAGGATAATACCATGACTGATGCTGAAAAAATCGCGAAACTCGAAAGCGATAAGGCTGCCCTTCAAACCGAGAATACCGGGCTGAAAGACCGGATCGCGGAACAGGATGCCGCCGCTCTCGCCGGTAAAATCGCGAGTTTCGCCGAAAGCGAAATGATCGGGAAAGGTCGTCTCTCATCCGCGAAAAAAGACGATTGGGTTAAAATGATGTTGCGGAACATCACACTCGAACGTCAGGCGACCGCCGACTTTTCCGAGAAGGATGTCGACGAAATGCTCGCGGATTTCGCCGAAATGATCCCGGAGAATTCCGTCGTGAATTTAAGCGGCGAGCCAAAGTTCACGAAGAAGAACGCGAAACCCGGGGAACCGGCGGATTTCTCCGAGGAAGAAGAGACCGTCTCCGCTCTCGACCATCCCTCGTCCCCGGTCGAAGGAGGTAAGTAATGGCGCAGATTTTACGGTACCGTGAGAACGGCGTATCGAAAATACGCCAGGGAATAATGGCAACCGACCAGAGTATCGATACCGACGAAATCGCCTGTTTCGATACCGACGGTTACACCCGCAAGGGCGACAATGTGGCCGGATACCGGTTCGCGGGTATCGCGAAGCACAACGCCGGAGCTACGGGCGAAGACTCGCATGTCGAGCTCGAGGCCGGTAAACCGTTCGAGTACCCGACAGCCGCCGCCGCGCAGACAGATATCGGGAACATGGTGTATTTTTCCGGTTCTTCCGCGCTGTCGAAAACGGTCGGAAACGGTATCATCGCCGGTGAAATTATCGACGTCGTGGTAGGCGTGAGCTGGCTGATTGATCCCGTGGTAACCGGACCTCAGACGATATCCGGCGATATGAGCCGCGACGCCGTCGATTTAGCGGTTCGTCCTACTACCGCGGGCGACGCGATCCAGACCGACGATCCCGCTGTTGTCGCGCAGGCGATGGAACTCAACGATAACATCATGGAGGCGAAGGGTACCGACGCCAATATCCCGCTCGCGTTGAAACCGAAAGGGACCGAATCGGTCGATGTGTACGGCGGAAAAGTTTACGCCGAAGGCGCGGGCGCGGATGTCGACCTCGACCTGCAGGCAAAAGGCGCCGGGATACCGAAGGCCGGAGGTAAACGGATCGTCACCTGCGCGGTACTGATCGCTCAGGAAACGACCGACGCGTCGGGAGAAATCGCGGTGGCGGATATGACCGCCGACGGTGTCGTGTTCGCGACGTTCGCGGAAGACCCGGGTTCGAACAAAGCGATCTCGGATGTCATCTGCGAGGCCGGTAAGGTAACAGTGTACGCGACTACCGGCGCGGCCAGAGCGGCGTTAGCCTCGAAGAAGGTCAACCTGTTCGTGTTCTCGTTATAAAAAGTGTCGTTATCGCCCCACTCTATTACATCCATGTATTCGTGGGGCTTCTCGCCTCGTGCGAGTCGGAGGGTAAATTAAATGCCGAGAATTTCAATCGACGAACTCAACCGTATCGAAAAGATGGTGCGCGACGAGTTCAATAACGTTTTCCGCGACACACCGACCACCTACCAGCTTTTCACGTCCGAAATACAGGACAGCGAGAACCTGACGGTGTTCGAGTGGATCGGTCAGATTCCTTCGCTGATGGAATGGATCGGGCCCCGCACCATCGAATCGCTCAAGAGCTACGACTATACGATCCGCAAGCGCGCGTGGTCGATAGGGATCAAGGTGCTGTACAAAAAGGCATTCGACCGTTCGGGAACAAAGCTGTCGCAGATGCTGAAACAACGCGTGAACGAAGTCGGGACCGGCTTCCGTTCCCAATATCCGGCTAACGTCGTTTTCGACCTCCTCGAACTCGGCGAGTCCGAACTCGCGTTCGACGGTATCCCGTTCTTCAGCGACATCTCCGGTGTCAGACTGTTCAAGAACCTATTTACGGGTTCCGGCGTGGATACGGCCGAACATATCCTGACCGATATCGCCACTCTTCGCCCCGCGATGGCGCGTTACCCCAACGATCAGGGACGCGCACTGAACATCATCCCTGACCTGATCCTCTGCCCGCCTGAAGCTCTCGGAAAGTTCGAGGAAGCGGTCGGAATCGCTATGCGCTCGGGATCGAACAACCCCGCGTACGGCCGTTATGAAGTGATATCCGACGCACGTCTCGCCGACGCGGGAGATTGGTACTTCTCCAGCACAAAACAGGGTATGAAGCCCCTTCTGTTCGTCGAATCGCAGGGCCCCACGGTCGCCACCCGCGACAATACGTTCACCGACAAGTCCGTGGACGTCGGCGTGGACTCCGAGGGTAACGCCGGGTTCGGGTTCCCTCAATTGATGGCGAAAGTCGTGAACGCATAAGCCGGTTTCGACATCCGTGTCGAATCTCGGCATTCCCCCCATCCATGGGGGTCAGGAGGATAAAAATGGATAATAGAATCTGGATCAAGAAGATTTCCGTGCTCAGCTTGAGCGGCCGCGTAGGGCCGGGTAAACCGTTCGCGGTACCGCCCGATCTCGCGGATAAGTACCTCGCGAAACGGGTCGGCGGAAAGCCGGTATACCAGAAGGTTGACGCTCCCGCAACGGCGGAGAACATGGCCGCGATACTCGCGGAGAACGCCAGAATGAAGGCGGAGCTTGAAGCCAAGAAAGCCCCGGCTGAAAAGGCGGAAACCCCGCTCGGTGTGACGAAAAAGTAAAGCCGAAACGTCCAGTCGAAAGACTGGGCGTACGACGGGATTAGCCCCCCGCCGTCCCGCTCTTGGACATCCCTGTCCGCGCGGGACTTCCGCATCCATGCGGTCGCTGATGAGGCAGGCTGTAAATAAGGAGAAATTATGCCTTACTGCACGAAAGAGGATATTTACGACGCGATGGGCGAAGACACCGCGAAGAGCTACGCGACAGACGCGGATACGGACGAGGATGCCGATATCGAGGCGAGGATCGACGCGATGATCGCGAAGGCCGGGTCGCGGATCGACGGATATATCGGGGGACGTTACGCCCTCCCTCTCGATCCGGTGCCCGCAATCCTGACCGACCTCGCGGTGGATATGGCGATTTATTACGTCGTAACCCGAAAGGGTATGGTCGAGGGTTCGAGCGAAAAAGCGATCCTCGAGAAGTACAAGGACGCAGTGCGCTTTCTCGAACGGGTTGCCGACAAGAAGGCGGATATCGGGGTAACATCGGATACCGGCGCGGTCACCCCGCCGTCAAGAGCGAGCTATATCACCCCGGAATCCCCGTTCGATCTGGACGGTTTCGTATGATCCGCAGGACACATATCACGCTGGACGGGCATTTCCGGTTTCACCTGTGCGTCTGCGATACGCGGCGCCGGATGCAGAGACTTTTAGATCAGCGTCTGAAGGGGGAGTATTCCGAGTACGAGGCTTTCTTTACTTCTGATATAAAACGAAAGGGTGCGCTCACTCATCCCTACATCGGGACCATTTACCTGCATCTCGAAGGGGATACGATGAACAGCCTGACGCACGAATGCCTGCACGCCGCGCTGCTGTACATCGAGATCAATACCGGCAAGCTGAATTTCGGGTACAAGCTCGGGAAGCAGAGCAAGCGTCAAAAGGCGCGCGAAGAAGCTCTCGCTGAAACGGCCGGAATGCTGGTCGCGGAGTTCTGGAGATTTATAGAGGGGTTAAAAAAATAACGCCCCTGAAATTGGAGCGTTATGGATTGTCCCACTCGCCACGAGGGACTTCCGCGAAAAACTCAGGTAAGTAAACGTTCTCCGCTGGCATTAATATTATCGCATCAAACAGCGGGAAAGTCAAGAAAATCGGAGGATTTATGAGCACGTCATTATTCGATTTATTGTGGGGACAATCCAGCCACTGGGAACATAACTACGCGATATTCAATACCGACTGGAGCCGCATCAGGAAAGGAAGCAAAACCGCTCCGGCGGGAGCTTCCGGCAACAAGTATTTCGGAAGAAACCTCAAGCGATTAAAGTACCGGGCGCATCGGGATTTACCGATTCACGCACATTCCGTCGGGGTTTGAAATGTCCACCGCAAGCGAAACCGTCCGGCTCGAAGGGTTCGAGAACCTCGATCAGATCATCGCGGAACTCGATAAAGAGGATTTCTCGCGGGTTCTCGACGCAATCGGGGTCTTCGAGGTATCGCAGACGCAGGCGCGGTTTCAGGATCAGGTCGATCCGCAGGGGAAACCGTGGAAACCGTCGGAACGGGCTAAGCGAACCGGCGGGAAAACGTTGACGGATAAAGGCCAGCTCGCGGCAAGCGTCACTCACCGGATCAGTCCGTCCGCCAGAGAGGTCGCGGTGCTGTCGAATAAACGGTACAGCGCGATCCACCAGTACGGAGGAACGATCAAAGCGAAGGACGGTGGATACCTGCATTTCGTCGGCGCGGACGGGAAGGACGTATTCGTCAAAGAGGTCAAGATGCCCGCGCGGCCGTACCTTGGGTGGAGCGAACAGGATATCGACGGAATAAAAGACATGATCGGCGATTGGCTCGTGAGTCGTACCTCGACAACCCCTCGATAAACTCGGGGTGACGAAACGCCGGTTTCGACATCCATGTCGAATCTCGGCACTCCCCCCATCCGTGGGGGTCGGGAGGAAAAAGTATGATTTCAATATTCAAGGATTACCTGAAGACGCTGGTGCTCGCGCAGACAACGATCCCGGACGGGAAAATCTACCTCAATGTGAAAGAGGAAGGGGTTTACAAGCTCGCGCCGTGGGCAAGTATCCTGTCGCAGAACGCGCGGATCGTACCGGTGATGAAAAAAGAACCGAATTTCCAGAAGGAAATGCGGATACGGAAGTACGACGTGTTCCAGCCTATCGTGCTCGCAGTCTGCGGGAAAACGGAAGCGGAAGCGGACGGGTGGATGAACGCGATACTCGATGCTCTCGCGCCGTACGCCGTGCTGGAGCATTCGACCGGACTCCAGCATTGCGGAATCAATCCCGGCATGATCGAGTACTCGGACACGTCGACGATCATCAGGGGGAACGCAGTCGCGGATGTCGAACTGGAATTCCAATTCAGCGTGTTCTGCGCCGTGGACGACCTCGAGGCGTACATTCCGCCGGTAGTATAAAACAATGGGAGGAAATATATGGATATTGTAAAGAAAAAAGAATCACGGGCGCCGGATTCGACATCCATGTCGAATCCCGGCACTCCCCCCATCTATGGGGGTCGAAAACGGAAGGCCGTAGTGACGGTCAAGAAGAAGGTCATGCTGAACCTGCGGAAGATGGGTCTCGACGAACTGTTCGGGAAAACTCTGCACTACTGGAAGGACGGCCCGATCGAAGCGTGGGTAACGCCGGACGACGAACTCAGGCTTAAGGCGTTCCGGTCGAACGGCGTGATCGATGTGATATTTGAGTAATCAAACGGAGGGAAAAATGAAAGTAAAAGTGACGTTCGAGAAAGTCGTCCCGCTCAATGACATCCCTGTTATCACGGGACTCCCCGCATCGTGCGGGTCGGAGGGTATCTAAATGCCAACAAATTACGGGAATATCGCAAACGTAATTCAGGGGCCGTGTCTGCTGTATGTCGACAACGGAACCGGCGAACGCAATGTCGGCCTCACGCTCGGCAACGTGGAAGTCAATCTCGTCCCCAAGTACAGGGAACAGAAGTTCCACCAGTTCGGGGATACGCCGGTCGATCACAAGATGACGGGCCTCGACGGAAGTATCAAATTCGATATCGCCGAAACCACAATCGACAACCTGATACTCTGTATGCCGCAAGCCACACTCTACACCGACGGGGCGGATCAGGCGGTCGGGTTCGGCGCGCGAATCAACGAAGGGATTACGGACAAGACGGTCAAGCTCCGTATCCACCCGATCAACAAACTCGCGGCGGACGGCAGCGGGGACGACGATCCGTTATTCCTCGACGACGACTATACGTTCTGGAAAGTCGCGTCGATCAAGGATTTGAATATCACGTTCAAACCCGCCGAAGAACATTCGTTTCCGTGCGAACTCGCGACGTTTATTGACAACAGCAAGCCGACGCTTCATAACGTCGTCCTTCGCGGCGATCCCGATATCGCGGATATCGACGTCACCCCGCCTGCGGTCTCGTCGATCAAGGCGGAGGTGTCGGACGTATTGACGCTTATTCCCGCCGACGCCGCCGGACTCGCGGATGTGGACGGGACGTCGGTGATCGAAGTGATTCTCGGCGAGGAGTGCAAGAGCTGGATGGCCGTCCAGAAATACGTTACGGTGATCAAAGACGCAGATAAGACCGTCGTCGCCGGGGCGTATGTGCATACCGTAGTCGCGGGCGTGCCGAATACGTCGAAGATCACGTTCACCCCGACCGCGCCGTTAACGGCGGCCGCGGCATACCAGGTGCTTGTCGGCGGAATCCAGGACATCAGCGGAAACGCGATGGCGGGGATTACCCAGCGCAAGTTTACGGTGGCGGCATAGCCTCGGCTACGCTCGGCTACCGAGTAAAAAGTGACAGGAAAAAACTGTCACGCGGCCGCGACGGTAATAACGGGGGTTCGACTCCCCCGGCGGCAGAGGCCGGCTTCGGCATCCATGCCTTCGCGCGGCACTTCCCCCCTCCTTGGGGGTCGGAGGCAGGTTTTATGAGTATTTATGATTCGATGGATATTTACAAAGAGATCGCGCTGGAAAACGGCAAGACGGCGCGCATAAAAAAGCTGACGCTTGGCGAACTGCTCGATTTCGACGTATTATCGGGGTATTTAAAGATTCTTGAAACCGCGAAAAAACCGCTTGTAAACGTTCTTTACAGAATTGGAGATACGTTGGCGGAACGGAGAAAAACGCTTATCCATATCTCCGAACTCGTCGTATGGAATCTGAAAACTCTCGAAATTACCGAAGCGGACTACGAGACGATATACGCCGCCGCGGATGAAATGAACCGGCGGCAGACAAAAGAGGATAATGAAACACCGGAAAAGAAATATGACGAGGATTGGCTCCAGAACCTTTATGCGTTATTCGCCGAGCACGGGTATAAAAAATCGGACGTGCTCGCGATGTATCCCGGAGAAATCCAGACGATGATCCGTTCGTTTTCCCGCCGCGACCTGATTCAAATGGCCGACATGGCGGCGGTGCAGCACTCGCCGCAGACGATTATCGACCGGCTCGAGGAATTCGACAGCGACAGCAACACCGGCAAGGTGACGGCTCGACAAAAAAATATTTCCGCAAAAGAACGAAAGCGGCTCGAAGAAAAGTACTGCGGGGGTAATTATGGTGTTAGACAGTAGAATTGTCGAAATCAGGTTACTTCTTGAAAGCGGACAGTACGAGCAGGCGATGGGGAAAGTGCGGGATATGACCGGCGGACTTGGTGAGGCGGCTGAAAATGAAGCGCTCGGCGGGATTATGAACCTGCAGGCCGGGGCGGTGATGGCCGGGCAGATGATCGGCGAAGCGTTCCGCAACGCAAGCGAAGTGATTGTCGACGCGGTCAACAAAGCGAGCCAGTTCGAGGAAACGCACTCGAAGTTTCTCACGGTGTTCTCGAGCATCGAGTCCGCCGCGCAAGCAATGGCAACCGAACTCAAGAACGGCTACGGGATGTCCGCGATGGAAGCGGAAAAGCTCCTCGCCGCGACCGGCGACCTGCTGGTAGGATTTCAATTCTCGGAGGATTCCGCGCTCGATCTATCGATGGAAGTGCAGAAGCTTTCCGCCGATCTCGCCAGCTTCCAGAACCTGCAGGGCGGAGCCGCGCACGCATCGGAAATTATCACCAAGGCGATGCTCGGCGAACGTGACGCGCTCGTCAGCTTAGGTGTTAAAATCAGCGAAACGGACCTGAAACAGAAGGCGCTCGCGCTCGGGTACAAGGTCGGAAAGGACGGCCTCGACAAGCAGACGCAGGCACAGGTGACGCTGAAGCTGATTATGGAGCAGAGCGCGAAAGCGATGGGCGATTTCGAGAGGACGGAAGACAGTTTCGCAAATCAACAGAAAATCCTAAACGCACATCTCGAGGATATGAAGGTCGAGCTCGGGCAAAAGCTGATGCCGATTTTCGGCGGGATCATATCGCGGATAAACGAAACATTCGGAGAAGAGAAATCCTTAAACACAGTGACAGGAACTTTGATTTCTACTTACATCAAATATAAAGATGTGGTCGATGAACTGGCAAAATCACACGGTAAGCTGACCGAATCCCAAAAAACAACCCTCGAAGCTACGAAATACCTGCTCGAAGGCCAGCTCGAAAATGCTCTCGTCGATTTTAAGGCAATGTACGAGAAAACATATTCTGAAATCGCGAAAGTTCAGGTTCCTTACGATCCGCGTCAAGGATATGGTGTCTATGAGTTATCTGGAAAACCGGACGCAGTTTTCGATAAGGCTAAAAAATATTTCGAGGCCTATCAGAAAAAACTTGTAGATATGAAGAAACAATACGACAAGGGTGTAAAAGATATTTCAACCCAGTTTGTATTCGATAATATGACTTATCAGGTTCTTGCCGAGAAAACATTTTCCGATAAGCCCGGATTCAAATTCAAAAACTTTTATGACATGTCGATGAAAAACATGACTGCCATGAAAGTGAAAATGGGCGAAAATGAATCTAAGATGCTTGGCGATCTCAACCAGTTTTATACTCAGTTCGCAGTGGCTATTAAAGATGGAATGTTTACTATCGATGCAATTTCAGAGCAACTCGGTCCGATGGCCGGTAAAGAAGAATTCTTAAAGAAACTCCAAGACACAGTAAAAAACTTAAAAGATACTAAGGGTACAACTCCACCAAAAACTACATATCCGACGGATGATAATAAAGGAAAAACGCCAGAAGAAATGGAACTCGAACGCCTTAAAGCGCAATACGAGTACCTGAAAACCCAGAATGTCTGGAATATCGAACTGATCCAAAACCTGAAAGATCAGGAAGCAGTTCTTCTGAAAATTCGCGCGGGACTGACTGTCGATACGACGGAATACTACAAAAACGAACAGGCAATCCTTGAGAACAAGGAAAAACAAGCCAAACTCGAAGCTGAAATCGGAAAAACAGCAGAATCCCTCCTTAATATCGAAGGACGTATCATCGAACGGGTATCAGATCATAAGGGAATGATTAGAACCGTGAATGACGAACAGGCAGTGACCCTCGAACAGGTCGAGGAACTGCTCGGCAAGGTTAAAAGCCTGACCGAACTTTTCGGCGCGGAAGTGCCGGAAGGAGTATCAAAAGTCGCGTCCGGCATCGCGCAGACGGGCGAAATCCTGTCGGTGATCCTGACGATGCTGAAAGTCGAAGGCGCGGCGGCTCTGGGCCCGATCGGCGCGATCATCGCAATCGTACTCGAACTCGGCGGTGCGTTAATCGCCGCGCTCACTCCGCCCTTAAAGATGTCGTCGGGGTGGGAAAGTGTCGTAGCTCAGGTCGAGAAGCTCAACGCGATCACCGAGAGGTACAACACGATATTGGGCGCTGTCGCTGACACGCTCGCGCTGATCCAGCGGATTCACAGCAATGACGGCGAGACGACGAAGAACGAGCTGGAAGCGGAACAAGTACAGCTCGAAGCGAACCTTGAAATCATGCAGACCGATGTCGAGGAAACGGTCGCCGGGCTGAACACGATTCTCGCGGGACTGGGGCTGAATCAGGTCGAGATCAATACCGACGGGATCGTGCAGAACCTGAACGACGTGGACGCGGCTATCGACAATCTCGCGGAAAAGAAAAAATCCGTCACCGATATTTCGAACCTGATGTCCGGCGTGGACGTGGATCAGGGGATTTTCAATTCGTGGGTGCGGGACGAAGACCGTGAGAATTTTAAGAAAGCAGTCTCGCAGGCGCGGGACTGGGGATTTATCACGCAGGACGACTGGAACGTGATGATGTCGGAAATGACCGGCGGAAGAATGAAAGAGGCGATGGATATGTTCAACGAGCGGATGGACGCCGCCGGGACAAGCATCGACTCGCTGATCGATCAGTTCGGCGCATTGAAAGACGCGTCGGGTGAAATATCGGACGCGATAGCGACGCTCGAACAGTACGGGGAAGACATTTCGACCTACGACCCGCAAACCGCGTTGAACGTCCTCGACGCCCGGATGACGCTCCTGCAGGCGCAGGAAGCGTCGCTCGAAGAGGGGTCGGACGCGTACCTCGCAAATCACCAGGCACAGCTTGAAAACATTGCCGCGCAGATCGAAGCGACGCGGGAACTTCTCGCGCTCGCGGAGGAAGGTTCGCTCGACTGGATCGGCCTGCAGACCGAGATCGCGAACCTCGAAGCGGAACGTCTCGATATGAACAAATCCATCTCCGAGGAAATTCAGAACCAGATCACGCTTACCGAGGAACTGCGGAAATTGATCGACGGCGCGAGTTTCGACACCGAAAACTTGTATCAGATCCGCCGGGCGATGACGGAGTATGAACAGCGGGGATACAATCAGGCGCAGGCGGCGGCGGAATTGGCGCAGTTGGGGGTGAGGGAACAGTTGATTGGGAGTACGCGCAACGTTTACGGCGGGATTCATCTGACGTTCAACGAGGCATTCGGCGAGGATATGGACGCGCCTGCGGTATTGAATAAGACGAATAATTTATAAGGGCACCTCGCAGTTAGACATCCCGACAGGGAAGTCGGGACAAGCGCTCACTGTGACGTTTGGTGTCCGGGGAGTTATTAAAATGGAAAGAAAAGGATGTTTGAGCGGTATTTTAGGGATCGTTTTATGGATGGTTTGCGCGGCCGCATTCTTCGGGCTGATCGCGGTGCTGGGCGGATGCGGCGTCTCGGATGCGCTCGACGACTGCGGAGTGACGGGTTTTCAGAATAATAAGGAGGGTATAGTCATGCCGGAATATAATCCAAGAGATTTTTTAGTCCAGAACCTCAGAAAGCGCGATTTCTGGACGGATACAATTACAAACCGCTTTATCGATGTGCAGGCGGAGTACACTCGCCTCATCGGCGAAGGATATGTGATTGTGGACGCGCCCGCGAGCGGGGAAATAGACCTTTCGGCACTCGCGAACGGGAAATACCTCGTCGTGTGGAAAACGAACGATCCGACGGGACCGTTTTATATTACGGCGAATACGACCAAAACGGGCGCCCATACGGCTGTCGTCATTATGGGAATTAAACTTAACGTATACAATGAGATAACCAGTGATCATCTCGATCTTGGTACCTTACGATATAATCACAATGTTTTTTATGATAAACTTATAGTTGTTAATGCGATTTACGTTTTAACTTCGACTGCCTATTCACCGCCGCCGAAACGCCAAAGTTTTCAGTTTTGCGATATTACGATAGGTAATTCTGTAGGTGTGGATATTCAATTAGCACAACAGTGTATATTCCGAATAACCTCATCGTCAGTGGCTTATTGCGGTATAGAATTCACGTACAGTACAGATGGATTCGTCTTTGAAAACAACATGCTCATTATCGATACGGGCGAAACGTATTATTGTCAATTTCAGGCCGCCCCAGCCCAAGAACGACTTTATAAAAATTGTTATTTTATATGTAATAATGCGGACAAAGCGCACATACAATTTCAAGGGGGTGTGGCGGGTACATTTATAAATTTCCAAAACTGTTATCTCGAAAATTTATTAGTTGGTTTTGCACCTTTAAATAATAATAATATTCCAATCTATGCAAAAGGGGTAGAAATATACATTAATTATATTTCTAATTACAAACTTATACCCTTCCCACTGGTGTTTGATGTGTTCGACCCGCTCGTTACGTGGCCGGAACTCGATCTCGCTAAGATCACGAATACGGCGCTTTATTCTAACCTCGCCGCCATTTTCACGCCGATCCGCAAGACGATCCGTGGAGTCCGTGGAAGCATCACCCGGAAATACTACAAGGTCGATTTCGTCGAATTCCATCCGGTAGACGACGCACACAAGCATTTCGACATGGACGACTGCCTCGTGATCCGCCGGACGGAGGAAGAAGCGGTTTTGGTCGGGAAAACGATCATCGACCTCCGTTTGTATGACGGCGAAACCGAATATGATTACCGGAAAGACACGTCGTTTTTAATCGTCGCGGAGAATGTCCTCGATGCAACCGAAAAGACAGTCTTCGCATGGCATAACAACCGTCTTTATCCGACCATCTTCGGCGACTACTGGAACGGGAAAGAATACGAAATCACGTTCTGCTTCCAGATATTCGAGACGCCGGACGACGTGGAAGTGCGGAATTACGACGCATGGGACGATTCGGAAATGGTTGGGAGCCTGACCTATCAGGACAAGACGAGCAAGGTGATAGTACTATGATGGTTCGGCGAGCTCACCATGACGGGGGATTTTTATGATGAAATTCGTATGCCCGGAGGCGGAAGGGGCGCGGATACCGAACGACGCGTCGCGGCTGATCCTCGAACGCCTATTCTCAAGCTATGAGAACGCAAATAATACCGTTGTGCAAACTCCCAATGGAACTGAAGAACTTTTTTTCTCGACGATCAAGAAAAGCGGGACAATCGAGGAGCACCTTTACGCAAAGGCGGCCGTGATCCGTTACCTGGACTTTTTCCAGTTTCCGGCCGTGTTAAAAACAGCCGCCGAGTTCGCGGTATTCGCCGGGATCGCTCTCACCCTCAATTTCAGCACGAGCGATACGTTCTATTGGAAGGTAGAGAGTATTTCCGAACTTTACGGTACTCCGTTCTGGTTTACGGTCTACACCGATGAGGGAATGACGCTCCTGATCCCGGACAGTACCGGTGGAACGAGGCGCGGGAAAATCGACCGCGGACAGATCATCGGCAATAGCCGTCAATTCAAGAATTCGGCTCTATTCGACGGTGAGACCATCCCCGCCGGGAGTTTCCGAAACTTTATCGCCCGAACTCGGGTTTACCCGTCGCTGATCGAAGATAACCTGAAAGCGATGGCGGATAGGAAATACCGTTCGCTGTCGGATTTCATTATTTTCGAAGCGGAGTTTCCGGCAAATCCCGGAGATTGGGTCGAATACGCTACTAACGTCTTCATCATTGTTTCCCAACGGCGGAGTAACGGGACTTACCAATACACGGCTGTCAGGGAATGCAAGACTGTGTTCGCCTATTCCGGCGACGATATTCCGCTTTCGGAGGAGTTCGACGCGATCAACTCCATTATGCTCGGCGGTAAAAGTTCGGCGTTTCTCGTGCCGTCCGGGACGATCCTGCCGTTCGGAGGAGCCGCCGCACCTACCGGGTATCTGCTCTGTAACGGTACTTCGTATCTCCGGGCGGATTATACCGATCTTTTCGCGGTGATCGGGACGAGTTTCGGAGCGGCTGACGGCACGCATTTCAACGTTCCCGACCTTCGCGGGCAGTTCCTTCGCGGGAAAGATGGGGGCGCCGGGGTCGATCCGAATGCCGGAACACGTACCGCGCTCAAGACCGGCGGCGCGACCGGCGACAATGTCGGTTCTTACGAAGCTGACGCGTTTCAGGGTCACAAGCACACGACGCCTGCTTATTTCGGAGCCGCCAGCGGCGCGCGTGATAAAATGTACGGTGTTACGGAAACGACGCTGGTCGCAAACGTTCCGAGTTCGACGCCGGTGACCGATGGTACGAACGGCACGCCGAGAACGTCGAGCGAAAGCCGTCCGAAGAACGTCAACGTGAATTATATTATCAAGACGTAGAACGATATGAAGTGTCGCGGAAAGCTCGTAATGCCGACGGAGGTATACAGCAGGATAGTCGGATACTACCGTCCGGTGCAGTGCTGGAATGAGGGGAAGAAACAGGAATACGCGGAGAGGAATAAATATGACACTTCGGTAACCCCGGCGGCGATAGAAAAAAAGCCAAGCCCCGCTCCTGAACATCCATGTTCCCGCGGGACTTCTCCCATCGTGGGAGTCGGAGGGAGACAGATTTAAGTCAATAACTATTCAAGGAGGAATAGAGTTATGAAAGACAAGGATGTCGACAGAAACACCCCGCAAATGAATGCGGGAGAGGGAGGGACGGCTTTTGGGCCGTCCGCCCAAGACGGTAATTGTACCGAGGAAATCAAAGGATCGACTGCCGCTATCTTCGGATGGATCGGCGGGAAACGCCTTTTGCGCGACCGTATCGGCGAGTTCGTCCCGGAACAGGACAAACCGCTCAAGTCCCGCGAGATCAAGTACTTCGTCGAGGTTTTCGGCGGAGTCGCGTGGATGCTTTTATCGAAGCCGCGCTGGTTCGAGTATGAGATTTATAACGACGCGAACGGCGAACTGGTCAACCTGTTCAATGTGATGAAGTACCACCCGCGCGAGCTTTGGAAGGAATTCCGCTTGATGCCGGACAGCGAGGCGATGTTCGAGCATTTCAAAACGAACAAGCCTATAACGGATGTCCAACGCGCGGCGGCGTGCTATATCAAGTACGCCCATTCGTTTTCGGCCCGTGGCGATACCTACGCGTTCAAGCCGAATTCGATGACGGTGCTTCAGCGGAAGATTATCGCGCTCGCCCGTCGGCTGAACAAGGTCTCGATCACGAACGAGAGCTATGAACAGATCATTCGCAGGTACAACCGCCCGAACGTGTTTCTTTATCTCGATCCGCCGTACTACGGCTGTGAAGACCTGTACGATGTGACGATCACACCGGACGATCATGAGAAACTGCGCGATCTCCTGCGCGGGTTCTCCGGGAAATGGGCGCTCAGTTATAACGACCACCCGGCGATCCGGGAACTCTATCGGGATTTCAGGATCGAGACGATCAGCACCCGTTACAGCGCCCTCGGTATCGAAAAGGGCAAGCAAGTGGATGAGCTTTTAGTACTCAACTACTGACCTTTCAGGAGGCTTCGAATGAGGTTTGTATAGCGGATAAACTAAGAAAAAACCCCTCGCGAACAATGCGGGGGGTTGATTTTAGGAAAGTTTTGTGACATACTATTTGCGACTTTTAGGACAAAAAAAATACGGGACAATATTTACCGTCAAATTATATTTCTTCATTTTATTTTATTTTTTTCTCAAAAAGGTGTAAACTTATA